AAACCCAGTTTAAAAAAGACTTTGCAGCTGGTTTAGGCTTAATTAAACCGCAGTGGGATCTTATTGCGATGAAAGTATCCTCTAACACCAAAGTGAACACCTATGGTTTCTTAGGTCAGTTCCCGAAAATGGTGGAATGGGTAAATAAACGTCAACGTAAAGCAATGCAAGCCCAAGGTACAAGCATTGAAAACAAACTTTATGAAAGTACGGTAGGTATTCCACGCACTGATATTGAAGATGACCAAGTGGGTTTATTCCGCCCTATGGTGCAACAGGCAGCACAAAGTGCGGCTGAATT